GTTTTTGCCTTCATTCATCCACTCTTGACTTAGTGTCGGTACGTTGTTGTAGTTGTCCGCATAGTGCCAGAAGTCTAGCGTGCCTTCTGCATTGCTCCGCATTTTACCGCTCACGCGGTTAGGCTTCATGCGATAATCGGCCCATGCTTCCTGGTATCCGAAGGTCTCTTCATCTGTTTCTGTTCCGGTGAGCATGATTTCCTTTTTCTTGACAGGCTGTTCGCCCAGATTTGCAAACTGCGGGAAATAGTAGTCCAGTCTGTCTCTGCGGCTCCAGAATCTCTCTAAGCCCTGCTGATAGCTATGATTGTGGCGTACGCACATAACACCGATTATGAAACCGTGTTCTTCAAAGCTCTTGGTGAAAGAACTTTCGTTGATAGGCGTTACAGACATTGCACCGGTTTCGCCGATAGGCGTATCGTTTTCGGTCTGCTGTCCAGAAGTCTGAACGATTTGGTTAATGTTGACATGATAGCGTCCACCCCCCAGATACTCCGGCACCTGCACGGTTTTGTCGCTAATGCTTACACCAAAAATTGCTCTTACCTGTTCACGGTAACGACTGCCGCCCCGTGCCAGCGCTTCGTAATAGTGCTGAACTGCAAAAGCCTGTCTCAACTGGTTGATGGTTGCGGCTTCGATGTTGCTCAGGTCTGTTGCAATGTATCTTGCAACGGATGTTCCACCCGTCTGCTCTGTTGAGCCTAGTGCTACGATTGTTTCGTTTTTATCGTTCTGTCCCAGACTTGATGCGGCTCCACTCATCCAGATTGTTGTTGGATTTGTCGGCCCGTTGATTCCGTTGTCATCGAACATTTTAATAGGAGCGTTTCCTGTTAGTGCGATCGTGACTTCCGGCCCTCTCTGAGGATACGGCAGACAGCTTGAGAAGTAATCGTGGAAGCGGCTAACCGGTAGACATTTTCCTCCAACTCTTGCTCCTCCAAGAATTTCTTCTTCATTTTCCTGTTCCTTTTCATAGTATTCGACGTCTTCATCATTTGTGATTATTGATGCTTGGTTGCCTACGTTTTGGTCTCTGAAAAATTCATTCCAGATTTTAACGTATGCTCTGATAGGTAGTGCGTTGATTTCTACTTTTCCTTTGATTTTGGTCGGCACGCCCATGTAGTCGAGGATACTTTCTTCTTTCGGCCCTTTTTTATCATTGTTCTCTGAGTTTCCATTTATGATAATTTTTGGTACTGTGTATGTTCTTGTTGGCATCCATGGTGTGCTTTCAACTTCTCCCATGAAGCTTTTGAAGTTATCCCAAAGGATTCTGTTCGGACAGAAGAAATAGTAGAAATCGATGAATGCATCATCGAAAACAGGATATTTCGGCGTTGTCATTCGGATAATTGCCGCCGTGTCCACGCTGAATGTATCGCCGGGCAATACTTCGTCTACATAGAACGGAATCAGTTTACCTGCATCGAAAGTCGTGAGAATGTTCTGGTCTCGATTGAATCGTGTTCGGCTGACGTGCGTTTCCGGTACTTGGTTGAAGTGTCGTTCATTATTCCGGTTCATTGCTTTCCTCCTGCTTCTTTTTCTCGTTTGCGGCCTTTTCCTGCATCTTCTGCAGCTCCATTGCGTTGGCCTGTGCCGTTGCCATCATGGCGTGATACTCGTGAATGTTGGTCGGCCATTCGGTGACATCCACGATTTCATCTGTTTTTGCGCTGTCTACTAGAGTTTTGGCGAACTCCGGGTCGAAACTTGCTTTTCGGACAATGTTTTTAATGTCGCATTCATCTGCATAGCTTTCAATTTCGCCCTGAATGTCGATTGGTTCGGTCTCAATCAGCTTGTCGTTGCCTTTCTCGTCTTTGCCCCAGACGTACTGCTTACGCAGTTTTTCACCTGGATTCGAAAAGAAGGGCTTGCGCCCTTCCTCGTATCTTTTATTCATTCGGTTTGCCCTCCCAGACTTTATCCAGTACGATGCTCTCGAACTGGCCGTTTTCATCGTTGAAGTTTGCGATATGGTAGCCCTTGTAGTCTTCGGGTGACTGGCCCAGGAACGTTTTCTCGTCTTTTGCCATGATACTGCACATCCGTGCGAAGGTATCATCGCTCTTGCTTTCTCCGATGTAGCAGTAGCACTTTGCTACGCTGTCATAGATGCCATAGTATCCGTGAATCATGTTTTTCTCCTTTACAGTCTGATGCCGCCCCGCATGGGCTTCTGGCTGAGGTTGATACTCTTCGTTTTTCGTGCCGTTACGTTGAACATCCTCTTGTCAGCGCGTACTGGCATCCGCTTCCTGTGCTTCATATGTGTACTCCCTTCTGAGTAGTTCCAGTTCGATGTCATTGGTCCATTTCTTCATTATCCAGATTCGGTCAATGATATTTTTTGCATCTTCTAAGTTGGATACTTTTTTTACCATTTCGTATCCGGCTTCTATCTGCTTGTATAGCCTTTCGGCCTCTAGTCTGAGGCTTTCTTCGGTCTGGTCTCGTACATTCCATGTTTTTTTCAATAGTTATCTCTCGCTTTCCGTTTTTTCACTTGAATTGATTTTTGCTTTTGTCAGGGTCGGTCTCTTGCGTTGTACTGTTTGGCCATTCTGGTTTTACTCCTTTTCCTTCATGATGTGATAGATTTCGTCGAGCTTTTCCAGTACGGTCTTGATGAGCTGAATTGCCTCTCGCAGGTCTTTGACTTTAATTAATGCCATGGGTTACACCCCCTTTCTGTATCGTTTTTCGCGCACATCAATGTGTGTGAAGTTTGTGTATCTTATTACACCGCCTTCTTCCATGAGGCTATCTGCGTATTTTGCAACTTCTCTACTGCTGTGCCCTTTTACTACGATATCTGCCGCCATCCCTTTGCAGTGATAGCTGTTTGGTGCTCCGTTTACTTTGCTGTTCCAGCTTGGCGTTCTGTATCCGCTGTTGATGATCACTGGTGCGTTGAAGTGGTTTCTGATTGTTTCCAGTACTGCGAGTAGTTCAGGTGCCCATAGAAATTCTTTTGTTTTGTCTTTGCATCTAAACTCTTCTGCTTTGAAGTGTTGCGTTAATCGGTCGCTGTTTGTTTGGTTTAAGATTACTGTACTCATTTTTACCACCCCATGGTTTTATTGTATTGCGTTTTTTCTTATTTGTCAAGGTTTTCAGTGAAGAATGATTCTATTGTTTCTATTTTGTATAGTGTGTATAGTCCGGGATTTCGTTTTGCATATGCCCTTGCGTCCTGTTTTGCGTATTTTGGTTCTGCCGCAATTTTTAGTACGGTTGTTATGCTCCCGTCATCTTCAAATCTTCTAAGTTCATATGTGTGTGTCATCTTTTGCACCTTCCTTTCTCTGATTATATTCTATCATATTTTTTTGTTTTTGTCAAGTTTTTTTTGAAGTTTTTTTGCAGAATTTTTCATTAGATGGCCGCTGTTGCGCGCTACGCGGCGCAACTTCCAGCGAAGCGCGGCCGTGACTTTCCCGTTCGATTCCGGACTGCTTCTATTGGGTTTTCAACATTTTCAACAGAGTTTTCAACATTTCAACATTGTTAAACTTTAGCATAATAGAGTATTTCAACAATTCAACAAGTTTTCAACAAATCTTTCAACATTGTTTTTTGTTTATTTTTAACGCTCTAACGTTTTAAAATTATACTTTTCAACTTTTCAACATACTCTACTACTACGACTACAACAAGTTATATTATAATACGTGCGCACGCGTGCGCGTGTAGTTTTCGCGTGTACGTGTGTGCGCGATTAGAATAATAATGCCCAGTACCTTACTTGATAGGTACTGGGCTAGGTGACACCAATTATAAAATACCACGTTTTTTCGTTTGTTTTTTGGTGACACGTTCTTTCGTTTCTAGGACTGTTTTATAGTCTTGGCCCTCTAACTGTAGTCTCTTCTGCTCCATTGCGTTTTTTTGCCTGTTTTTCTTGATTCTCCATAGTCTTTCCGGGTTTTCTGCTTCCATCTGTTTTTCGTAGTATCTTGGAATCTGCGCCTGTTTTCCGTTGGTGCATTGAATGTAACCTTGCCGCCAGATTTCTGCCTTGTGTTCTTGATAATAGTGGTCTCCAAGGCCCGGCTTTAGGCTCATGCAAGCAAAAGGTCTCGTTTGTCCCAATTCGTAGTACGCATTGGCTTTCTTTCCGTCTATTTCGTACATTTTTTTTGTTACGTATCCTGCAACATATCTATAGGTTTCTGGAACTGCTTGTGCTATTTGTATTTGACCCATGCCCCATAGGTTTGCTAACCACTCGCTGGTATAGTATCCATTGTGGTGAATCTTGTACAAATTTTTTAGGTCTGTCGGTTTCCAGCCGTATAGAATCATGTGATAATGTGGCCTTGCTGTTTGTTCTCCGTATTCACCCGCTACAAAATAGCGTAATTTGCCCCTGTAAGCCTTTCTGAGGCGTTTTAAGAACTTTTGAATATCTTCATACAGCAGGATTTGAACGCTTTCTGGGCGCTTCTCTCCCGGCTTCCATGTGTACTGCACCTTCCGCATGATTTCACCTGTTTTTACTATCATGCCCGGTACATGATCATCATCATAAGTTAGCGTGATAAACCAGACTTGTTCTTTTGGGTAATCTCTTGCTTCTAATTCAATTCTCGTTGTCCAGTCCTCTCGTTGTCTGATTCTGCATCCTATGCATTGTCCGCATGGTATTAACATAACTTTCGGATTATACATCAAATCTTCATATCTTAACTGTTTCCCGCTTAACTGAGAAAAGCGGGCGAGTGAGTACACCCGCCCGCTGATTTCTTTGTTGTCCGGGTTGTACAGCCTGATTAGTGGCTTGTAGCAACTCATTTTTTTCTTCCTCCGCCTGTATGGAATTTACCTCCGCCTGCATTGAATGGAATTGTTTTTTCTGTATCTTCCATTTGTTCGTATGTTTTTAGCAAGTCTTTCGTTAGCTCGTATGGGCTTGTATAGCCTTTTGACATTTGGCTTCCTACGGCTTCGCTGAGCTGATACCACGTTGATTTTGCAATGCTTTTATTGTAGTAGCTGTTTGGCACGTTGCCGCTTAGCGCAGATACTCCCAGAGCGCTTGATGTTGGCATTCCCATGCTTGCGCCTGTGATTGTTGCTCCTGCTCCTCCCGGTGTGCTTGCGCCGCCCTGTGCATATGCTAAGATTGGATTAAGTCCTGCCTTTCGCATATCTTCTACAGCTCTTTGGTATGCTGTGTTGCTCATTCTTTCTTGGAAGTTGCGGTTTGCCAGCGCTTCTGCGCTGTTGTAAGACATGGCTGCGTTTTGCTCGATGTGGTTGTATATTCCTTGTTGGATTGCACCCAACGTATTGTATCCCATTTGCATGAGCATATTTTCGCGGTTTGTCTTACTTTGAAAAGCATTTTGTCCTCCTTGCCAGTTGTAGTATTGACTGAGATATTTCATTATCTGTTCGTCATTTGTGCCGCCTTCACTTACAGATAAACTTTGCCCTCCGCCTTTTCCTGTGCTTACGTTGCTTCCTTGGCTAAAGTTTTCGCTTTTTTGGCCGTACATTGACGACAGTCCACCGCCTAGTAGTTGCATTGCTCCGGTTACGACTGCCGGATTCTGTGCTAACCATGTTCCTACTTTGGACGCTCCACTTGCTAACATTGCTCCAATTCCTGCCATTTTTAAAATAGCCCGCATTTCTGCGGGCTTCCTCCTTTCTTTACAGCTTTTCCAGACCCGGCACGCTGTACAGCGGCATGCAACGTGTGGTCTTATTCATTACTCGGATTGCTCCAAAGAACTGCGGCTCGTTCTGAACAATTAATGTCCTTGCAATTTCGTTTTTGCCTTCATTCATCCACTCTTGACTTAGTGTCGGTACGTTGTTGTAGTTGTCCGCATAGTGCCAGAAGTCTAGCGTGCCTTCTGCATTGCTCCG